TCATTCTTCAACTCCGAAATGTTTTTTCATATAAAAGGCTTCATACCTACTATGAGGATAGTATTCTGTAATATAATTGGCACATTCCCGAACAATCAACTCGGCGAACTCGGCCAACTTATCTTTTTCTGTTACAACACCCGGACCATTTACACCTTCAACTAAATTATTAGGAAGATTTAATCCAGCCTGTTCAGCAAGTTCTTTAATTTTATCGTTCATGTTAGTCTCTTAATGTTTGGGTGCTGCTTGTTTTGCAGGTTTGTTTTCTCGTCGGGCTTTTTCTTCTTCAACTGCTTTTTTCTGTGCCTCTGTCATAACCAATACTGTTTTGCATGTTGTTTTAGCAGGTGCTTTTGAAGAAGCCTCACTGGTTTCGCACACCCGTTGAGTTTTGTAAGCCGGGCTGGGTGAAACAGCAATCAGTATCAATATACAACAGATGTATTTCTTCACTAAACCTCTACTACAATATATTTACTATGCGGATAATTCTCTGTTAACCATTCAATCATACCTTCTTCATAGGGAAGAAATACACTATTGAATTTGTTGGTGATATATTTATGCATTGTGTTTTTCCAATAACTTTTTAAACTCTTCCATGTATCCAAGTTGAAGATGGTGAATATACATGTATAGTTTTGTATCTACTGGCCAATCACTAAACTTCTCAACTGTAGCAGGGTCAAGTTTTAATTCTAATTCTGTAACGTATTCTTCTACTGTCATAATTAATCCTTTGTCAATTCAGCAACTAGTAAGAAATGCTCGTAGGCTTTCTTTACAGCAGGGTTATTCATCAGTTTGTCTGCTTCCACTTGCAGGGCATGAATACCTGCTTCGGCAATGTCATGTGAACTGGCTCCGCTCAACGTACAAAGTTCATCACCAAACTCTTTAGCCAATTTCTTCCATGCTTTTTGTTGTGCAGGTGTAATAGGAGTACGAACAGGACGCATTTCGCTGGCTTTATGCATAGCCCGAATCATAGCCTCTTCAGCTACTCGGCTGGCTGCAATCATAGCCGCATAGTTAGGGTCAATGTTGTATTGGCGGCTAGCACCACCTGGATAAACCATAAGCAAGTGCGTGCCATAAGAGTAGCCATCCATTAGATTGCTATCGTATTCACTTATAGGTACGTACTTACGTCCTACTTTTTCGTAAAAAATCTTTTTCATATCAAGTCCACAAACTATTTCTTATCTTAATTAAACGAATCATCATTTCTTCATCTTCTTTTTCGTAGGCTTCTTCTATCTTGCGTGACAGTTTAAGAGCCTTGTCACCTGCTTTTTTAGTAGCAGGATCCTTTGAAGTTACGCCAATCCAGCGTTCACCATGTTCATCTCGCAAACTATCACAGTAGGTTGTCCAACCACTTGCATCATGTGCATCAGGACGATTTGGATAGGTAACTGTCCACCAAGTGTATAGTTCTTTAATCTCTTTGGCATTTTCCCCTTGCTTTGTCAGCTTGCCATATGATTTGTTATCGGGATTGATACCCCACGTTTCATCCATAGTAAGTGTCATTGCCCAGTCAAGATGGTCAATGCCTGCTTGACTGCAACGCCAAGTGCGCCAACGGAACCAACCACTAGCATAAAAAGGACAGTTATACTTTTTTCTTGCCGCAGCATCCCAGGCAATGTGATGCCAGGCTGATTCAACTTCAACAAAGTCCACGAGTTCATTGAATAAACAAGGAAGTATTCTGTCACCAACATCACTCCAATCGCCAGGCTTAATATCCCTAGGATGAGCGGTGAGAGCATGAGTACGGCTAACAAAACGATTATTGATGTAATACTTAATGTCATATAATTTCCTAATAGGATATGTTACAAAATCTTGCAAGTGCCCTAGACCCTCATCAGCAAGCCAAAAACGAATGGGATAATTATCCTTAGCATACTTTTCCCAATCACGCCATTCTTCACCGGTACCGGAACTTAACTTTTTAGTGCCTCGTACCCAATCAGCAAACGGACTGCAAGTCCAATAATTACCATGTTGTGCCATAATTTTCTACTTTCTTTCTTTATAGATGATAGTCCACATGACTCTTTTCATCCGTTGTGTAAGTTCGTAGTAATCAAACATCAATGCAAACATTACCCCTGCGCCTAATCCAATGCCACTTATACATCCCCATAAAAAAGACCATGTATTAGCGTCCATCATTCTTCAACTCCAAAATGTTCTTTCAATCTCATCTATACAACTCAATACCACTTGCTGTTGTGTAGGTGGTACAAAATGTCTAATCTCATTTGCTCTGCTACAAGCCTCTAAACATTCTTCTACAATCAACTGGGCGAACTTGTCCATCTCTTTATCTGAGACAGTCATAACTTTTGAACGATCATGCTCTTGCTCATGACAACTTGTTGCTTCATTGAGTAGTCGTTTAATTCGTTCGTTCATTTTAATACACCTGCATAAGGACTGTTAAGCCACTTGGAATAAGTCTCAGCATTTGTACTGATTCTATCCAAATCATATTTACCACAAAACTTCATAAAGTGAATGCCAACTTGCGAAATAGTAGTTGTACGCACACCTTGACGAATGCTATTATCTACTGATAGTTTAATGTTATCTGGTTGTGCAGTCAAGTCAATTAAGATACGATTGCGTTCATAATCATCACGTACTCTACGTTCAACACCATTATGATCTGTCCAACGTTGCAGCATCATATTGTTCCAGTCAAAACCTTGTTTAGTCCTGTCAGCATAGGCTTCAATCAGTCCAGCTTTCTTTTGTGAACCTTTCTCTCTGACACCGGGATATGCACTGAATACATTGTCAGTACCATCACCACGCATACATTTTTTAAACAATAGATATTGTGGATCCTCTAGTAGTTTAATATTCTTTTCTTTGTCTTTTACAGGTTTACCCTTGTCATCAAAATATCCTTCAAGTGTTATCAGATGGCCTGCTACACCATTGTACTGTTTTACAGTTGGAGTAATCAATTGTAAGTAATCTGTATCGCTACTGATAATAAAATGTTCATCTTCGGGATGCAAGTGAATGAAACGTGCAATTAAGTCATCAGCCTCAGCGATAGGATCACGCAACACACTAACATTAGTTTTTTCTTTCAAGTAAGTGGTAAATGTTTCATACGTTTCCCAAAACATTTTGTTTTCTTCAACCTCTGCTTCTGTCTGAGACATTGCATCTACTACACGATTCTTTTTGTAAGGCGTGTAGAAGTCTTTGCGCCAACTGCGCCCCTCCAAGCAGAACACAACATGGTCTACTCCAAACTTGCGGACAATCTGATTACAGCTAGCCATTGTCAAATGAAGTGCCATCCCGATCTTTTCCCATGTATCGCTATTTCTGCTAGCGATATGTCGGGCACGAAAGAATGTATTTGCAGTGTCTATGAGGGCATATTTTTTTGTCATGTGCGTATTATATACTACTATTTAGAAATAGTAAAGTTAAATGGGCTAGACTGTTTCTGTATATTCGTCTGGATATAGTTCAATATTTCCTGAATCTATTGCATCTTGCCATTCAGCATCCTTAAATGGTAAGAATTGTTTTTTAATTTTTCTAACAGGTTTATTTAAACCATGGATAATATCTTCTATCATGTTAATAAGGTCAGTAGTAGTAATACTGCTGTATGGACTGATCCATTCTACTTCTTCACCATTAATAGTATGACAATCATCTGATAACCGTTGTTTTAAAATTTTTTCAACTTCCATTACATCATAATTGAGGCTATGATACAGTTCTACAAACTCTTGTTCTCCACCGGAAGTATTACTGTATTTCCTAACACGTATTCCCGGATCATTTGTAACTCCGTACCCAAGCCGTTGTTTAAATGTATCACCCACTTTAAAATAATGAGCGGTTAAAATGACATATAAAAATTTCTTTTTACGAGTTGCCATGATTTTCCATCTCTTCAACCAATGATTCACGGTCATTGTCAATGTAATTGAGCAAATCACCGATACGTGCTTCACTCAAATTATTGACATACAATGGTAACTCATGCTGTCCACCAAAATGACGATACAATTTCATCAAGTAGACACATGAACCATTATCATCAATTTTACATTTATCTTCTGGTAAACCAGTTTTTGCACTACCAAATCTTTTTTGCACTCCGGCACTGTCACTAGCAAAACCGTGAGGTGTAGTGAAAAATTTCCAAATTATTGCCATACAAGGATTAAGGAATTGATCATTGAATTCTTGACTGTACACATCATACTTTAAATCTTTGAAATAATCAAAAATAAATCCGTACAAATCTATTTCGGCAATATCTAATTGAATATTGGGCCAATAACGCTTATGTGTACGCAATACAAAGCACCAGCGATCCGGACGATCATAGTGATTCATCATTTCACTAACACATGTGATAGACCAACTATATTTTTTATTCTTTTTGTCATCTTTGCTTATAGGTTCAAAACCTTCATCTTCATTAATTTTTTGAAGTTTATGTGCCTTTTCAGCTTCTTTATCTTTACGATCTCCATCTACCCTGTAGGCTAGCACAAGCATTTTGTGATTTACATATGGTTCAATTGCTTTCTGTTTTCCGTTAAATACTTGAAAACCCCTGCGACATTTTGCACGGGATGAATCAGGGAAAAACGTAACCGGAACATAAAGTTCATCGGGGTCACCGTTATAATTCTCAAGATCGGCCCACAAATCATTGGCAGCAAATGCCACTTCAAGAATAAGGGTATGTTGGGCATTAATGCTGATGTACTTTTTAGTTTTTGGATCGTACATACAGTAAATAGTTGACATGAATTCAGTTTCAAATTCATTAGGGTTCCCAATAGTTGCTACCCAATTTGGATCCAAATCACGCTGAACATCATCATCAATTACAATGTCTTTTACCTTAACCATTTTAAATTGAACACGCATTTTGCGACTAGGTTTATCTTTGCGACCTGCGGCAATATCTTCTTTCCATTTAGCAACTGTGGAATGCCATTTGGTATTTTTAGGATCAGTCAATTGACTTAATTTTTCTGCTACAGTAGCAGAGGTATATTCTCCTGGTTTTCGTTTCAATGTATGAATTACCTTTTCACCAGTAGGTGTTACGAATTCAAAGTTGAATGGAAAAACCCATGCTTTACGCATTTTGCCTTTCCTACCATTAGTAATAACAATAGATGGAATAGTTTCACCTTTAGTGACAGTTTTAATCATAATTTACTCCTATGAGTTATTGAAAGAAACATGATAACACACAAACCATTTAATGTCAACCGTTTTTAGCTTACCTCTGTACGCCCATCACCTAAATCTCTAGTCCTTACAACACGCATCTCACTAGCCATTGCACGATTCTCAGGGTCTGCTTGTTGTTGTTCATACAGTTCAAGTGCTACATTGCGGCAAACTGTTTGAAACCATCTGTCTACGATGATAGTATCACTATCGTCATCACGAATCTTATAACCTGCACGAATCAAATTCAAAACAAATTTGTCGTTGAAGTCAAGTTCAAATGCACCACTATTAATATCGTATGGATCAATTTCCATCTTTAAAATATTAACGTAAGGTAGTCCTTCGCTATCTGCTTTTGCTTTGTCAGATATAGTAGGTGCTTCTTTTTTTTCCTTAGGCTTGCGTGGTTTCTTTTCTTTAGTAGCCTCTACTACTGGTTCTGGCTTTTTGCCAAATAGTTTATCAAATAATCCCATTTTTGTATCTTTCAAGTAATTTAAAGCTGGCAAGATTCTTTGCCTTTGATTCACACATTATATCAAAGTTCTCACAAAATGTCAATGCCCAATCATTCACTGCATCATTCCAATAATAGTCACTGTGTGCCCTGAGTTTTTGCTTACTATGTCCATCTGCTAGCAATAACTCCAAGTCTGGGCAATCAGTAGAGGAAAAGTCTCTGAGTATATCTTCGCGGCTAACACTGTAATGCATAGTAGGGCGAACACCACGCCAACTGTCAATAACCCGTTGTACAAGCGGGTCATTAGGCTGAATGTATTTGCCCTCACGAATCCAATTATGGTGAATGTCCATGACCGTAGGCACGAGGTCAGATAATGATAAGCAGTCTGTAAGTCCATGTGTGTATTCTTCATTCTCTAGTGTAAGTGTGTTTCGGGCTTCGGGTGACAAACGATTGTACACATCACGAATGCCCTGTGGACCTTTACGACCACTGATGTGTACATTTACCTT